ATGATAATGACGCTTCAATAGGTTTCTAAAATGTCAAATTACTTTAGTCGTTTACCAGATTTTGAATACGTCAGCAGACTTCCTGATGCGAAGATCTCTGATTATATTCGTGTCAAAAATTTATTTAAGAAAGGAACACTACGCGAAGACATCTTCCAAGAACTTGCTTTCTTCACCAAGTATAACATCAAAGGCAATGATCGCCCTGACAATGTAGCATTTGAAGTCTATGGAAACTCTAACTTTGATTGGTTGGTTTTAGCATCAAACAATATCATCAATGTTCAAACTGAGTGGCCATTATCACAGAGAGACTTTGATCGTTTCATGCTAGAAAAATATAACACCTATGATAATCTGTTCAATGGTGTTCATCACTATGAAACTACAGAAGTAAAGAACAGCAAGGGTGTTACAATCGTTCCTGCTGGACTGAAGTGTGAGTCAGATTATTCTGTGAGTTTCTATGATAATACACTACAGACTACTCTGAATAGCACAGCAAAGACAGTGACAAACTATCAGTATGAAGAAGACTTAGAGAATAAAAAGAGAAATATATTCCTACTCAAACCACAATATGTCAATGTTGCTATCGATGACCTGGAAGAAATGATGGTATACGAAAAGGGTTCCACTCAATACAAGAGTGAAACCCTTAAGCGTGCTGATAATATCAGACTTTATGAATGATCACTCCTCTGCCAGTTTCTGGAAGTAAGAGAGAGCATCATCTTCGTCCTCACTAGCAGACTCTACAGAAGGTTTGGTAGCTGCTGCCACGGTCTCTTCTGCACGACGACTGCTGAAGTCAGGAGCATATGATCCACGATCATTGTCCTCATTATCGGTCTCCTCATCAAGAGGACGATTAGATGACTTGCGTCCAAGAACCATCTGCAGGCGATTCTGCAGTTGATCATAGGACTTGAACTGGTCAGCAGCAACAAGTTCAGCAAGAGAATACTGCTTCTTCCACAGTGCTTCCATAGCATCATCATCATCCAGCAGAGGTGCTGATGCAGCAAACTCAGAGGAGTCATAGTTCCAGTAACCAGCAACCTTCTTCAGTTTCAGTTTGAAGTTGGCACCTACCCAGAAGTCAAAAGGATTGATGGCAGTCTCATCCTCATACTCAGGTTGCATTGCTTCCATGATCTTATCAAAGATCTTCTTACCAAACTTGTACAGGAAGACTTTACCTTCATTCTGAGGGTTTGCTTTGTCCTGCACAACATAGATGTTGGCATAGTAAGAGAGTTTGCGTTTCTGCTTACGAACAGTATCTTTATCTGCTTCGTTACCGCTGTTCCATAGTTCGCGGTTGTACTCAGACACAGGGTCTTTACCACCACTTGTAGTCAAAGAATTTTCAATGTACCATCCACCAGGACCTTGGAAGGCATGGGAATACATCTTTGCCCAGGGAAGTTCTTCCCCTTCGGGTGCGGGCAGGAAACGGATGACTGCGTAACCGTTGCCGGTCTTATCCATTTCAGGTTTCCAGAGACGGTCATCTCCACCGCCACTAGTATTGTTCATCTTCTCAACTTCTTTTACCAACTTAGAAGTCAACGAACCAAGAGAAGACTGCTTTTTAAGGTCTGCGAAAGACATAGGATTACCTCGGATTAATTAGATTTGGCTTGTGTGTACCTTGCTATTCTACAGGTCAGAACCCGTAGTGTCAACTTGATTTTTCATAATATTGAGCATTTCATTCATGTTGTTAAACACAACACTCATATCAACATTTGCGGGAAGTCCCATTGCGCGAGCAGACTCAATCATATTTTGCTTCATCTCAATCGCACTAGGATCATCAGACAGACTCAGACGAGTCCATACAATTTTCTGCTTATCAATCAATTTCTCTAGGAGATCGATGTGACGCAGTTTTTCTTCCGTGTCCATAGAGGGGAATTTAAATACGCTAGAGTATACTTCTTCCTGAAGTTCCTGGACTTCAGCAAGTTCTGCTCTAACGACTTCGGATTCAAAGAAACTCATCTACCCTACCGCAACCTCTCTAAGGATTTTTTTATAACGTGGTACATCAATATTTAGGAACGGAGAATACTTTTTCATTCTCATACTAACGGTTTCCCATACCGGATCTTGTAGATCATTGTCAAAGTTTTTTCGGAACTCTAGTATTCTATCAAGAATTACCATAGTTTCAATAGAGATATCCCCACCCAAATATTTCTTTAGGATAGTCGGGTGTCCAGACTTGCTTGAAAACAAATCATCCAACTTCTTTTCAGAAAGGAGTTGTTCAATCTCTCCCTTGAACATGTAAGACATTGATTGAGTTCTCTTCTTCCATGAAGTGTATCTAACTTCACCTTCGCGAATCAATTCTCCTATCCAAAGCTTACTTGGATCAGTGCAGGTGATAAAGTTAGATATGAAGAACTCAACTACTTCCTTATCGTCTTTTTTTCTGGCAAGTTTCTCAAACCAGAAACGATCTTTCCTTTTGTAGAATGATTGTACTGTAGCACGACTCTTACCACAATACTTGTGATAGTCATACTTCTCTTTCGTGAAGTGATTCTTCAACGAAAGATACTGCTTATAGGCATCAAATGGCATCATCAAAAAAGTAATATGGAAGATTTTTGCCGGAAAATTTTTTCCGATAAAAATGAAATCAAAGGGGCAATTTTGCGCGGGAACTTCTCTTCAGAAAATTAAGTTCTAATGCTTCGCATTTAATTTTTTCTTTAAGAGGTTTGGAGATCAGTTTGGGAACAGAGTCTAGATCAATACTATTCTTCTCGCAAAAATAAATGATAGCATCAATATAGCTCATATTATTTTCTCCATGCACAAGAGTCTCAATCTCTTGAGCAAATCGCGCAGGACAGAAGAATTTACTTTCTAATACCTTCTCTAGTTCATTCTCCATTCTCTGACCTAAGATTGTGAGATACAAATTCTTTAATGTAACGAACTAACAATTTAATATAGTCCCCTTTATTCCTTTTGTCAAATACTTTTACATCACCACCAGGAGTGACCATAATAGTAATGAGTTTTTTGACAGGGATACCAGTTAGTTCATAGTAAGCAGAAGCATAAAACATTTCTTGAACGAAATAGTTCTCCAACCACTTTTCAGGTTTGATTTTTTCTGATGTCTTGAAATCGATGACTGCAAGTTCTCCTTCGTACTCTGCGATGCAGTCAACTCTACCCGCTAGACCAAGATACTCGGAGTACAGAGTCCTTTCTATAGCGTGTATATTATTTATCTTGTCCAGATATGGTAGGGCATGATGAAACATGAACTTGGTGAGAGGTTTGAATTGTTCCCAATCAATCTCCTGATTTTTCATGTACACCTCAACTGCCTCATGAAAATCAGTTCCACGGGAAGTTGCTTTTTTGGTGATACGGTTTGCCTCCTCAATACCAACTCGCTTACGCCAGTTAATAAAGATCTGTCGGTTATAGAAAGAGGTCACAGATGTGATAGACGGCACCCAGTCTCCATTAGGTAAGTTATAGAGACGGATGCCAGTTGTTTCTTTCTTATTTAATTCAAGGTCACCGAGATAATTATGATGAATAAAATTCATTTCACATAGTTTCCATTTTGGCTAGCAGGTATTCCTTCACAAGTCCAGAGCGAACGATATCATTCACTCCAAATTCAACAATATCAACAGAGGGCATGACACGCAGGATCTTCATGAAGTCTGCGATACCATTTCTCTCAGCGGATTTAACAAGGTCAGTCTGGGTGGCATCACCACAGAACATGATCTTACTATTTTCACCTACACGAGTAATTATACTATCAAGTTCGTGATAATTCAAGTTCTGGAATTCATCCACGATGATGACAGCATTATCAAGGGTGGTTCCACGAATGAATGACGTAGACCAGAATGAGATAGTCCCTTGAGTTTTAAGGTTGCCATACAGCATTTCAAAGTCTGCGTCTGTAGGCATCTCAAACATGAACTTCACCATATTCTTATATGGAATCTGATAAAGAGAAGACTTGTCTTCGTGGTCACCTGGCAAAAATCCAATCTCTCTAGTGGCAACAAGTGACCTTACAATGTAAATCTTTTCATACGGAGACTTCTCATCCAATACATCTTGAAGTGCGTTATAGAGAGTGATGAACGTTTTACCTGTACCAGCACAACCATATGCCACAAGATTCTGGTTGTTTTCGTAGCAGCGGAAAAGTTCTTTTTGATTTTCTGTTAATGGTTCGATGGACCTCATTAGGTCCTTATTGATCGGTTTCTTTCTTTTCATGTGCTTGTTGCTCATCCCGAATGGAACGATTGGTGTAGGAGTTTTCTTCTTTGCAGGCATAAGCGGAGATTAGAATTGGTAATCGCGGTTTTTGCGGACAGTAGCACCCGGTTGTTTAGATGCACGGTCCAAGACTTCATTCCATCCAGAGGAATTAGCCTCTCCCGACCACTTAAACATCTCTTGGGTGCTCGCACATCCTTCTGACCAATCTTTATCCCATCCTGGGTTCTCTTCTTTCCACTTCGAGTATGCTTTCATAGTCATACTGAGTGTTTTCTTCTCTTTTGTTTCTAAATTAATAACGGGGTATGTTGGCATAGCTCAATTGTTGGTGTGAATATTTATGAAACCCATTCCATTGCTTCAGCAACAGCAGGGAATTGTTCACAGAAGATTTCTTTTGCACCTAATGCAAGATCCATATGTTCCTTCTGTGTACCGTTTGCAGAACGCAAATCGATATAATGGATCCACGACCGAACTGAGCCT